TTTACTGGTTAATACGCAGTCGTGGTTATAAATATATTGATAGCTATGCAGAAAGACTTGGCTATTCAAGTCAGCAACATGGTGCTACAGTGTGTGCTGTGATTGATCCTCTCGCCCGATCCGAAGCAAGTTTTGTTACTTGCTTTTCGGATCTGGCTCAAGGTTCTGAGTTTCTAAAATGGAAACGTTCTTCCATCTGTTAGCAATACAGCTTTTATGTAGAATAGATCCTGACCATGTTACAGTCCAGTTTTCTGGTTCTGTTATTTCTTCACCGCAATGAAAGCATTTGGTATCTGGTAATCTGGGGGATCTAGGCAACTGGATATATCTGTTCTTCTTCAATTATATTATCTATTATCATGGATAACTCTACCCACTCCACATCGTAATTAATCCATTTTGATTTCTTTCGATTGTTTTTTTTAATTTTTAAATTAAATGCTTTAACAACTTCTTCTTTTGTTAGCATTGTATACATAGATATAAGGTCTATAAGAATTAATTCTCTTTGTCGTTCAAGCTTTTCTATTGGTTTTTTATAATAAGTTTCCACACATTCTATAACTAGATTTGGCATTGTATTCAGTCTTTGCATACACGCCTCCTGTTAAAGTTATGTCGGCTTGGAAGAAGAGGCGAAGGGAAAGTAACCATATATATGAAATGAGGTGCATGGTTACACGGGAGGAACCTCTAATTCCTACGATGGCCGACTCACCGCCCAACTTATCCTCCCTCTAAAGCGGTATATCGTCTAAGTCAAAAGGAGTAGAATCATTTGTGGTAACATTACTATCTTTCTTTCTATCCAGCAATACATTAACTACGCCTTGAAATCTGGGTATTTCTATATCAACAGCAAGCTTAGTAACTCCATCCTTTTCGTATTCCCTTGTTTTTATTTCACCAGTAACGTGAACAAGGGAACCTTTCATTACTCCTTTCTGGACTTTCTCTGCAAGCTTTGGGTCCCACACTACAATGTTATGCCATTGGGTAATCTCATCGTATTCACCACTCATTGTCTTTCGCCACTTGTTTGTAGCAATACTAAACTTTGCGTAGAGATCCCCTTTACTCGTTGTTTTTATATCGGGATCACGACCAACTCGGCCTATTAGATTAACCTGATTTAGCGATGACATTATTATCTTCCTTTTCTTTTAGGTTGTTTAACTTTAAATCATACTTACCTTTTACCACCTGCACTTCCCGCTTGAATCTAGTGCTGAGTTTAATGAGTGCTGATCTCCTTTTCGAGTAGCCCTCAATAAGATCTTCAAGGTTTTCTGTTGTGTTTAGCCATTCTTCAAACTCTTTCAGTTCATCGGGCTTTTTCTTTTCCATAAATATTTTTGTGGATTCTTCTACATATTTATTGTCATCAAACATTCCAAGAAATACATCTGCATTGAATCCAAGATAGGATAAACATTTTGTTAGCCCATCTGTTACTGCTTTCTTTACTGCGTCTTCATCAGACCCCCTGTTGTTGTTGAGTGATTTCTGTCCTACCTGTTTAACAGTATAGGTTCTGTCTGTGTGCCATAGTTCTACAATCGCAACGACTGTATCATTTGATGGGTAGGATAGCTCAAAGTCCCAGCCCCATCCCTTTCCTACGGGACCAAATACTTTTGTCGCTTCCTGTATCTGATACATTGCATCGATAGCAGTAAAGCCACCTCTCTGGTTTACGTGCTTTGTGTGTTCCGGATCGGTGCGGCATACCTTGTTCCAGAGTTCCATGTTTTTATCAGGCATTTGTTTTGTTCTCCGATTCTTTAAGTTGTCTTTTGTTTTCTTCCACCCTTTCTTTCCATTCGGCGGTCATCCATACCTGCCCCTGTCTGCCGGAGCGTAGTGTTCTTGTTAGATTTGAAGGTACAACGAGTCCCTTTTCTGCAAGCTCTGACCTTCGGGATCGTGCTGTAGATCCTGTGGTTCCCCACTGTGCTGATAGCTCCTCGTCTGTCAGGCCGTAGTATTCTGCCTTGTTTATCAGCGTAAAAACCTGCGCCTGTATTTGAGGTAGATCCGGATATATGCTTTCGGCTGCGTCCTTGGAAGTCTGTGGGTCGTTTGTTCTTGATAGTGTAAATAATTCCCTATTCATTATTCATTTCCTTTATTCTTAGAGATCCACGTTTGTCTCGTGTGATTTCTATTCCATGTCCGAATGCTTTTCGAACATCATGTTGGGGTTTAACAATAGATTTTAACTCTTTCTCAGCATTGATAAATTCTGTATGGGCCTCCTTTCTTTTCAGCCATGTCTCCGCATTATGCGTCCATGTATTTGATGACTCCATATTGATAGAGCGCATTCCGTTTACGGGTATTTCTTTTACAATCTTGGAAAGTTTCTCATCCCATTCATTTTCCATTAAGGATTCCATATATGTTTCTACTGGTTCCTCATCTTTTTCCACATGGGTTTTCCAAAATGTTTCTTCTGAATCTATGAGGTCATGTATGTATGGTTCGTTTCTTTCAAGTTTAAAATAACTCCAATCATTTCCTTTTATTACTGATAGATATATATGGGTTCTTTCCGGATATAGATAAAGATAATGCTGACACTGTGGATAGTAAAACTTTAAAAGATTTTCTTCTTTATAGAATGCACTAACATGCTTGCATTCGATTATTCCATTGTCATCTGTTAATCCGTCAACTGTGCCACCACTTATTCCACGTTGTTTGAATGTCTGGGTGTTATCAATAGATACTTTAATCTTATCTGATGCCCAGCTTCTATTGAAATCTTCCGTGAATATACCCAACTGTACTTTAAATACATCTGAAAGATCTTCCGGTTCTATACGATTTGTTTTCTTTAACCACAATTCATGCCAATCCCCACGCATGATTGCACCCGCATCAGATCCTCCTATATATTGTGATCGATCAATAGCCATAGAATGTTTCTCCGTATTCTTTGTAGGTTTTTAGAGAAAGCCAGTATCTATTTTTATTTGCTTTCGCCATTCGTAAGTAATCATCTGAAATCGCTTTGTATTTATCAGCGATAACTTTGTTATTTTTTTTGTTAAATTTAATATAGCGAGAATGATTTACTCTTGCCTTATCAAGATCTATCCATGCCATAAGCCTTGAATGAATCATGTTCTTGATACAGACAGTCATAAGATTTGAATTAAGGCCGGGCAATTCTACGTAGGAAAGTGTTTCTAATCTCATCAGTTTTTCTCCTTGTTGGTTTGGGTAGTATAATTGCATTAATGCAATACTGCAAGCAAAAATATTTATGTAGTTCTTTTGCTTTTTGTATCTTTCAAACTTCTTAACAGTGAGTTCAATACTGTTCTCCAATAGTTTCGCGCCCATTCAGATTCTGATCTTCGTAGAACCCGATAGACATTATCGATATTATCTCCAATCATTTCGTCGCTCCCGTGTTGTGTTTTCTGATCTGACATTGTGGCTCACTCAGGGTACATATTTCTATCGACCTACGTGGTTCATTCATTCAATTTGTTTCTATCAACGTATCTGATTCATTCTTGGAATTTGTTTCTTTCACCTTCAGCGATTCATTCGTACGCTCTGTTTCTATCAGACGTCGTGGTTCATTCTATCAATTTGTTTCTATCCAGCGAGATGATTCATTCCCTGATCGTGTTTCTATCGACTATATTGATTCATTCGTTCCACGTGTTTCTATTACTGACGATGATTCATTCGTTGCCCCTGTTTCTTTCATCTGGCCTGATTCATTCATGGAATATGTTTCTTTCGTTTGTCGTGATTCATTCTCGAAACGTGTTTCTTTCTTACCACAGTGATTCATTCGCGCGAGCTGTTTCTTTCTTTGTTTGTGATTCATTCTAATATGATGTTTCTGTCTAATGTTATGATTCATTCTTATATCTTGCTTCTATCGCCATGCTTGGTTCGTTCATTTAGTTTGTTTCTATCTCTGTTAGTAACTCATTCTCGTCATATGTCTCTATGTCTTGGACAATGATTCATTCCTTCCCACTGTTTCTTTCAATATATCTGATTCATTCAACCACTTTGTTTCTATCTGTAACGGTGATTCATTCACGAGTTCTGTTTCTATCAACGTACCTGATTCATTCGCAAGCGCTGTTTCTTTCATTTGGCATGATTAAAATGGTACTTCAATCTTATGTGTATGTCCCTTGTGTTCCATTACATAAGGTCTTGGTACTGGTTTGTTATAGTGATGTTCGTACCAAGCCTCGTGTAAATGTGAAAGAAATAGTTTTACTGCGTATCGTTTTGCTCTTGCATGTATGTGGGCAGGGGGTAGTTTTCCCTGTGAGTATGCCTTGTATGCGTCCGTATCTTTTCCGATATTAAATTTCACTAGCTTCTCCACTGCAATATGCCTGAATTCAAGGTTATAATTCTTGTTATTCTCATATTCCTTTCTTTCGCGATATAAGCGTCCGTAAAGAGAATCTTCTTTATTGCATACCTTCACAAAGGATTCTCCTAACTTCCAACACAGGGTCTTTAAACGGGCATTAAACGGCCTTTTAGTTTTCTTCTTCCATTCCATAGTGGGGTCCAGCCCTGCAAACCTCCATATTGCTCCGGCAGTAGGGGCTTTTTCAATATCAATATGAGACAGTAAACCTGCCGCAATTACTGGGCCTACTCCGTGTACATTTCTTATCCTTTTTCCTATATCATGGTGCATTGAATACTTATCGAGCGCACCTTTGATCTGGTTTTCAAGTATATCTGATTGTTTTGCGAGCCAAGATAATACTTCGTGTGGCTCGTCACTAATCTGCCTTACCTGATTGTTGGATCTTATGCGGTTGTCTTGCATCTGGTAGTAGCTGTCAACAAGGAAACGAACCTCATCAACAGACATGCTTGAGGTTGCTTTCTTTAAATCAGTTGTCAGTTTCGTAATCGAAATCATTAGTTCTTCAGCATTAGTATTCATGGACATGGTGTCCTCCTTTGTTTGGCAATTCTTATCCGTCTTGTAGCTGCATCTATCTGCCAGTAGAGCTTATCGGTATACGTAGCGGAAAGAATTTCAGATGGGATTGGCAGGGTCTTGTATTTATGGGTAGCCATTATATGCCTTAACCCTCTCTTTGCAGGTCCGGCTGGCATGTCTTTCATTATATCTAGGTATGCTTCTAATCCAATTTTATCTGGTATTGATACTTGAAATGTTGCGGCTAGTCTTTCGAGGTATACTGCTGCACCTTTTAATCCTATTGGTTTCCAGTTATCTTTTCTTTTTATTTCTTCTATTTCTTTTTCAATTGATTCAATCTGTTCTTCAGTAAGTTTTTCTATTTCAAGAAAGCTATATGAATTTGTCCCCATGTTGCATAGCTTCAACAACAGCGGCGATACTTGAACGTCTTTCATCAGATAATTCTGAGGGCTTTTTCTTTTGGGGGAACCAGAGGATTCGCTTGTAAGATCTTTCGATCCATCCTTTCCAGCTTCGATCCCATCCTCTGCGTTTAAGTTTCTTTTCGGTAAAGTAGTCAATGAACCTGCGTGTTTCATGTTCAATCATTTCCTTTGTTAACTTGGGGCAGTTATCAAGAACTTTCTGGTACGTCACATCGTCGGGCCAGTAGTCAGACGGAATTAAAAAGATCTTCGTCTTGCCCTCGTTTGTTCTTGTTTCTTGTTCTTGGTTATTGTTAGTATTCCCAGAGGAATCACCCTTATTCCCAGAGGAATCACCCTGATTCTTATAGGAATCACCTGAGACAGTTTCCGAAATGGTATAATCAGGTAGTTTAATACGGTATGAATGCGTTTTATTTTTTTCATAATAGGATCTATCGATTTCAATGAAGCCAAGTGATTCAAGTTTCTTGAGTCCTTTACAGACCCAAGGTTGGTTTCTTCCACAGAGTTTTGCAATCCTTCGCTGTGACGGAAACGAGATTCCGGTGTGGATGTCGGCATGGACTGCGAGGACTGCGATGATTGCGAGTAACGGTGCGTCAATCTTTTCATTCTCAACCCATGATCGGAGGAATCTTCCATAAAAATCTCCCTCATTCATTTTATTATCTCCACTTCAATGTTGAGTAGTATCTTCATTAGTTTTTTCTTTAGTGTAAAGACAGAAGTTATCATTCCCTTTACATCTTCTACATGCTCAACGCCACCATTATCCATGTACTTGAAGTCAGCAATATATCGACATAAATGTTGGCCGTTAATTGCAAGACTGAATGATGGATGACATACGAGCGCATGAATTTCCCCTTTGTTTTCAAGGTCTTTCAATACTGTATATCGTTTAGCTTCTTTCTTTGAAGCAAACCGGATGCCGTCTATTACAGTGGGGACTGCTCCGTATTTACTCCGTCGTCTTTTTATCTTCGACTTCGATGACAAGTTTACCGCCTAATGCTTGTACCCAACAGGAGAATAGGTAGGATTGTGGAAGACGATGGCGGTTTTCCCATTTGGATACAACTCCGTCAGTAACCCCAATGATATGATCGAGTTCTTTCTGGGACATATTTTTTGATTCACGGATAGCGCGTAGCTGCCGTACCACATCAGAGTAACCATCATCTATTAGAGTTTTGACGCGCTTCGTCATGTATTGCTAACAGAAATCGTTCGGCTTGCGCCTGTCTTGGTGTAGTAATATCACGTTTCCACCTTGATAAACTTGATTGCATGTTTAATTTTTTTGCAATGATCTTTACGTCAACACCTAAATGTTTTGCAGCACACTCAATTTGTTGTAGATAAGAATTTAAATACATGCAATAAGTATAGATATGTTATTGCACTTTGTCAAAGGATAGATAATGACCAAGACTAATCAGAGGGTTGCAACAATTACGGAGAGATCATTTGATGCTGAAGGTGTTATGGTAGGCGATAAGGTTTCTTATCAGGAGGAGAAGTTATCTGATATCAAGTCAGGTACAAAAGTTGTTGCGGAAGTAGATAAGAATAAGAAGGGTGTATATTTATACGACCCTCCTTATCTTACTGCTCAAACATTTACAGGTATGTCATTGATTAGAGTTAAAACATCTAAGGTACTTGGGATAGCAATGAGTCTCAAACGTGACTTGTAAAGTGTTCCACTTCTGAGCGATTGCTATGGGTACAAGGAGAACAGATAAAGTTTCCCTTGTGTGTTGGATAAAATGATTGTCTGCATTTTAAACAATCACGCGCATTAATAGGTGGTGGAGGTGGTTCTGGTTGGTGGATAATGCGAGTGGTTATTCCGCGTGAACGCTGTAGTTTTAGGTATTTTAATTTAGATCTTTTTATCCGAAGCCTGTGAATTTTTCCTATCACGGAGTTTCTAGTTCTATCTAACTCCTTACCTATTTCAGTGCAACTCATTAGTGTATTTTCCCAGAGCTTTCGTAAAAGAATAGTCTCCATGTAGGTCCATCGTCTGTGTTCGGTTGGACCTGCGGTTGGGTGTTTACTAATGATAGTTGTGTTAACGTAAGAGTATTGATTGCGTTTACGCGTTGACTCTTGCATCCAGATTCTCCCATTCTTTTGAGCGAAGTATTTTAGTTACCTTCTGTTCTCGTTCAAGTCTTATATTAAAGGCTTGTCCGTTTGTTACATCGAAGTGGGTTGACCAATCTGTTAGCGTATTATATGCAGCCCACTTTGTTTCTCCAAGACTATCGATGTATCTCCATAAACGATCATTGATATCTTCTAATTGCTTTTCGGATATCATTGGGCCAAGGTTTTTGTTAAACTTCTTTAGTGGTGCGCTTACTCTGGCGAGCCTCTTAAAGATGTCCATTGTTTTACTGTATGTCACTGGTGTTGTTGTCCATTCCCGAAACATATTTTCTTTTGATCGGAAATTTTCTAGTGCTTTTGCTGCATTATCAGACTCATCAGCAAATGAAATAGCCTTGATATGTTTATGTCTTATCCGGTATATCTGATCTGCGGTAGTCATTCCGTTGGTGCAAAGCAATCGTAAGCCGCTATATATTATTTGTGCTGGCCAACTTCCATCATAGGAACTTAACATATCTACCTTGAATGCAACGTAATCATCTACCGCTGGTGCTATACAGTGGTCACGAAAGATATAGGAGATTCTTATCCGTGATCCCTTTGTCCCTAGTGAATTGGTTCCCTTTTCTACCTTGTATTCGGCGTTGTCGGGGTTGATCCCTGCTGTTTTGAGAGAGTCATATAGCTGTTCGTGTAGCTTATCGTGTGGTGTGGGGACATATCTTAGTGAAGCATGATCGTGATATACTTCCCCTGTATCGGGGTTGTATATGACTGCCCTGTTTAATGGACGGTATGATCCTAAAGTATTTGGTTCCCAATTCTTTTCTGTTGGCCTCCATTGGATATCATTGCTTACTTCTACAGGGTAGGCAATTGGTGTGGATCTATTATCCTTTAGTGAGTGTTCAATTGTATCTAACATTGGTATCTCCTTATTGGGTTGTTTCTTCTGTAGTTTTTTGATGCTCGTAGAAGTCTGCCATCTCTTCTAATCGAGCAGGTATAACCTCGTGTTGGTTACATGAATCGCAACATCTTCCATCGGCAATTGGCTGGGCGTTGTTGCCATAGTAGGAGAGAGGATCTCCCTTCCTACCAATAGGGGTTTCGCATATTATACATAACATTATTAATCTCCTTTATCTTCTATCCATTCGCCTTCAATGTATTGTTGGGCGAAGTGGAATTTGTAGAATGCAAACTGAAGTCCTCGATCTCTAGCGTGATAAAGAGCTTCAGTGTATTGCTCTTCATCATAAATCTCGATGTAGCTGGAGCTATCATCAAGATTAAAAAAAATACCCCAAGGCATTTTCTTTTTCGTGGTTTTCTTTTTCATGTAAATTTTCCTCAATAGATGGATCAAAAATTCCATTGGTTTTTAAAAAGATTGTTGGTTAAAAACTAACGTAGCTCGCCGTAACCCCCTCTGTCCCACAGTGGCCCACTTTTTAGGGGGGGCCGTGGTATCAGCGCGTTGTAACGGGTGACACACGGTTATGGGTTCGTGTATCAACTCGCCGAGCGTCAGCGAGGCGCGATTTTTTTTTCGCGGCATAAAAAAAGGGCACCGATTTACACCGATGCCCTGAGTTGGGGAGGGGGGTTTTATTCGTTAATTAATTTGTCCAGTTTTGCCAAGTTATCAACTACTTCGGTTCGGGTGGCTGATTTCCCGTTTGTTGTGCCGCCCTTTGCGTGTGGTACATACTTTTTACCATGGACCAGTTCATACATCCGGCGCACTGTTGGGAGGATATCCAGTTTCCAGTACTGGAGCTGTTCTGTCTGCTGCTCTATTACGTTGTTTTCGTAATCGATTTCTCGCTGTATGTGGTTCCCGTCAATCTGGATGTCTTTGGCGTTTCTAACAGTTCCATCTGTATTCACCTGTTCCGTTTCGGCCTGTAATAGATCCTTAATCTTGTCTCTTGAACCTAATATGCCCTGAAAACCTTTGGTACTGCCATTGCGCGGACCGTGAATGATGTAGTTTATTTGCTGGTCCGTCATCCAACATAGTTGTTCGGTGAATTTCTCCTGTATAAAGTTTCGTACAACACCTTGGAAATTCACGTTGTCCGGTGCATTGAGAATAATATTATTGAGGTTGTTCATATGATCGGAAATTTTCCATTCTTTTTTAGGTTGTTTAGTCATTATAGTTCCTTTCTAAAAAATATAAGTTGGTTTGCCCGTTGTCTCTGCTTTTTTTTCCAGAAATCCGGCCCTAACGGGGGGAGGGGGGGTGCTGGTTTTGTTCATTTGGGTGAAACTCCTTTCTTTTGTGAATACTGTGGACCGTTACCAATACAAAAGGTCCGGTGACAACAGGTTTATTACTACTTGTTACCGAAACCAGATAAACGGACTTACACAAAGCGGCGACCTTACATAAAGAGGCGACCTCTTGGGAGCCACATATTAGGAGCCACATAAGCAATCCGTTTATCCGGTTGCAGGTTACAGGATAAACCTGTTGGCGCTGTCTTTTGTGTTGGTATAAGGGGAGCAGTATTCTCAAAAGATTAGGAGTTTCCCAAATGAGGACAAAACCAAGTGCCGCCACTTCACCCGTTAGGTCCGTATTTCGTTTTGTTTTTTTTTCTTTTTTTGTTTTATCTTTTTGTTTTTCCTGTTCTTTTTCCCGCTTACATAAAGAGGCGACCTCTTGGGAGCCACATATGTTTTATGTGTGAGTTGACACGTTAATCGAGAGTCCCTAGTATAAACAGGATGACTAGTAAGACAGTTCAATCAGGCCGTAAGTTAACCCGTAGACAACAGGCGTTAGTGGATACTATCGTAGCAAATGGCTGTAGTATCACAGAAGCGGCACAGTTGGCTGGTTATGCGGATGGTGAGTCCGGCAGAGTAACAGCAAGTAAGACGCTACGCCTTCCACACGTTCAATCTTACATGATGATGCAGATCTCGGAGACATTAGGGATTAGTGCGGCTAGGGCAGCGAGTAGGATGGTTCAGCTTGCTACGAACGCCAGATCAGAGTACGTTCAGCTTGAAGCGAGCAAGGATATTCTGGATCGTACAGGTTTCAAGCCACCAGATAGGACGCAGTCGGTGGTTGATGGTGAGATACAGGTAAAGATTGATCTGGGTTAGTATGCCCTATGTGTGGTTTGCGGTATAACACATCGACATTAGTGAGTGTTTTTCACACGAACGGGGGGAGGTGTGTGGTGTATAGTCGTATGACAGGGGGGGGTTAAAAACGGGTGGTTGGCATAGGGGAAATCCCCTTTGCACGGTAAATGGTTAAAAAAGGCTCATGTGTGTGTTCCGCAAAAAAATTTTTCTCACTAGGGTTCGTTCATTAACCAAGGGGATAGTTCATGCCGTATGGTAAAGGTACTTATGGAAGTAAGCGTGGTAGGCCACCAAAGAATGATAAGGGTAAGAAGAACAAGCCGAAGAAGAAAAAGAAATGAGTTGTCCACATAAATCCGCTCTATGGTATTTTCGTCCATGCCCCGACAACACGGAAGAAGCGGAACTATGTGTTTCCATCGATAATCAACTGACGG